CCCCTGGAAGACCTAGTGGATTGTCTCGACCTTCTTTAACGCCGACTTCCTTATTCATATTAGCGTTATGAACTGCTTCCCACGCTTTATGTTCGTCAACTCCAAACGCATTTAACGTTCCAATAGCGACAACGCAAAGATCAATTAAACCATCAACCACTTCTTCGCAATCAACGTCATCACAATGTAGTTTACCAACTGCATTTTTTGTTTCAGTAAGTTCTTCTTCTAGGAAGTCTAAACGAAAGTTTAGAAATTCTCTTAGGTCTTTACTATCTAACTTTTTAAGCGCGCAATGAACGCCATACTTATTATGCATGTTATCAATATCGCTTGGCCAATCGGTAGATGATGCTTGCCATGTTAGAGAGTCATTTTTAGGAACAAGCGTTACCCAATCATCAAGTGTTTCTGGAATTAGTTTTACCACGTCTTCTACTGTTTTATTATTTTCCATATATTTTAATTTCTTTTAGAATGTCTCTGCTTTTATTAGACAAAGGAGTTTCCTCTGTCGTGTGAAAGTAATTGTTAATCGCATTAAGAACTTCGATGGTTCTTACGGTATCATCAAACTTTAAATAGTCTTGTTGTAATTCGTTAATAACGTTTGTCAGGTTTCTGTTTAGTTGGTTCATTTGTTTTTTATTGTGTGAGTGTCATACCTTTGTTTTATCTATACTTGCCCAAAGAAGTCTTCCAAACTAGCTTGAGGTTCTGCCGACCAACTAATAGCATGTAAGATAAGATTAATTGGATCAAGGAAAGCTTTTTGGAATTGAGTTTCATAATCAATGAACTTATCTAAACCAAATTCGTGTGGCAACTTATCAATAAACCCAATTACGTTTTCTCCAGTTGGGTTATGCTTTTTAAGAAATACAAACTTAATTTTATTGCCGCCTTGGATTTCCCTATACTTATTAGTTAAGTTAAACTTCTTTAACTGATCGTTATATACTAAGGCCGCGCGGCAATGCATTGGTGTTCCTTTACAATATAGAGTTTGTGAATCATAATATTTTGTAACATTATTAATTCCACGAGGACTTGCGATTTCATGGGCCGGCAAAGAATTAAAGTGGTTATGAAAGAAAGCGATCGCTTTTTGAGTTTTATCTTCATCCCCGCTCATCATTACTTTAAACATTTCCTTCATAGCGCCTCGACATACTTTTGGAGTAGAACTCTTAATAGCTTCAATTCCCATGATCTTAATCTTAGGCTCGGCATATTGAACACCTTCGTTATTAAGAACATTTAGAATATATCGTTTCTTGGCGGTCCATATAGCTTTATCAGCAATAGCTTCTCGCGCCATCACCATCGTATTCTTATATGAATTTGTAATACCGCCTAACTTATTAAAAGCTTTTTCCAATGCAGGAACCATTCCTTCTTCAGCAAACTTATCAAGAAACTCGACTGGGTTATTTGGATTAAGCTTATCAATTACATCTTGAACATTAACGTAAATGGAGTCAGTGTCTGCTGCTATAACTCTATCAACTGGCTTCTCATCTTTAAGGAATGAAGATAACCATTTGTTTGCATGTTGTTCTGCCCAACGAATAACAAGTTGACCTGTAAGAGTAATTCCTTCAGCAACAAGAAGATCAAAGTAACGGAACCATCTGTTAGCCAAAGCTCCATACAGGCTGTTCATTAGAATCTTGATCGCCATTTGTTCAGTTTCAAGTCTGGCGATTTCTGAGTCTAGTATCTTACTTTTTTGCTTTTCATTCTCTTTCTTTTTATCTAGCATTTCTGCTTTAATCTTCTTACGCTTATTATAAAGCTCTTCAATAATCTCTGGTAGAAACCCTTGCTTATGTCTACTAAATGTTGCGCCATTTGCGGCAACCGCCAAATTACTGTCAGGGGATATGTTTGTTTGATCTTCGAGTACTCGATCAGGTGTAATATTAGGCACTGTAGAATGCCTTACGAGGGTCTCAGGACTCATATTATATTGTATAATAAGGTTAGGATACAAGCTGTTTAGATCGAAGCTCATTACCCAATCATACATCCCTGGCACGACTGGCTTAACAAACCCTCCAGCATATTCTGCTTTGGCACTTGGATTTGATGGAGGAATCGCTATTTTCTTTTTAGCAAGATTCCTAAAGATAATGCTATCCCATATAGAAACAGTACCAAGCGTATCTGTATAATTAACTCCGCCAAAATATGCTAGTGTGAATACCAAATCAATTAAGCCAAGTTTCTTTTCAAACAGTTCAATCAATTCAACATCAACGATATTATAATCAACAAACTTCTGAAAATCTTGTTCATATAATTCTTTTAGATCTCCTTCAAAAGCTAGCTTCTTTTGTTCAAGAACAACCTCGGCAATATTATCTAGCTTATATGATTCTTGTTGGCCATAAGTATTAAGAGTAAACTTTTTAAATAAGTCAAGGTAATCGAGTTGTTGAATACCCATAATGTTATAGCTGGTTTGCTCACGGCCAAATACATTTACGGTTCTATCTGTAATTTTTTTCCAAGGAGATAATCGCTTGGTTGCATCGTTGCCCAACATACGAGCCATTCTATTAACGATGTAAGGAATATCAAAGAACTCTGTATTCCAACCAGTGATAACATCTGGAGTATTAATAGGATCACTCCACCAATCTAGAAAATCATTTAAGAGTTCGGTTTCAGTATCAAACTGGCGATACTCTTTTCTAAGATGTGGCACTTCACTTTTAGAAAGGTCATAATCCTTTAGTCCCCAGATGATATAAGTATCACACCGGCTACTCTTTACTGCGATTGTAAGAATCTCTTGTTCTGCTCGCATTGGTTCTGGAAAGCCTGTACCAATAGCAGTTTCAATATCGATGTAAAGAATGTCGACCATCTTTTTATCATACTCAATTTCACCAGGCCACTGGCTTTGAATAAATGCTGGAACATGTTTTTCATTTCCATATATTTTAAACGAAGGAACATCTTCGTAATGTTTACAGAACTGGCGACATTCGCTCATAGTGCCAAACTGCATTGGGCCTACAGGAGTTCCATCAATCGCTTTCCATTCTGAATTACGGTCTTTGCTATTTACATAAAGCGTTGGTCGATATTTAAATGAATCATATATTTTTTTGCCATCATGATCGTATCCTCGATACTTAATCATGTTCATGTGTCTATCGACGCTGGTGTAGAATCCACTAATGCTGTTCTTCATGTATATATTATATCATCTTTTACTATAGATGTAAATACTAAAGTTAATAATAAAAGGGTTCCCCATCTCTGAAGAACCCTTTTATTATGTTTAAACATAAAGTTTAATATTCAGACGCTATAGTTGGGAAGAATAGTAAACTCCTTTGGTTTCATTTCTTCAGGAATTTCTTTCTTTAGTAGAACTGAAAGTATACCATCAACAAGCGCTACTTGCTCGACACGAATGTGATCGGCTAATGTAAACTTCTTGATGAAACTTCGAGTAGCAATTCCTTTGTGAAGATATTCTTTATCTCCATTAAGCTCAACGCAATCAGATTCAACGATAAGTTGATCTCCGTCTTGTTTGACGGAAAGATCTTTATCACTGAAGCCTGCGACTGCTAGTGCGATTTCAAACTCATCTTCACCATGCTTCACAATATTGTGAGGAGGATAAGATGCTTTCTCTCTTGATTCTAATCTGTCAAAGATTGAATCGAACCCAACCGCGAAAGAACGCGGTAACGAATTTAATGTATTTGTTAATGTCATTTTGTTTTATTTTGAACTCCTTATAAAAGCGAGTTATATTTTAGTAATTCGAGATCCTTTCGGCATCTCTACGATACAAAAACTTATTGTATCGAAATCTATTTATACTCGAATACCGAGTTTTTTTAAATATTCTTCAGCGTCATCTTCAGAATCAAACAGAGGACCTTCCATTCTACCTTTAACAAAGATAGCGTGACCGCCTCGGCTTTGAGCCCATCTAATTGAAATCTTTCCAGCTTTAAACTTTTTCTTAAGATCTGAATTCATCGCATTTGTCCTTTTATCCATCGCTTTTTGTTGAGCTGGAGTATAAGCAATACGCAATCCCTCTAAATATTGTTTAAAACTTTTCATTTCTAATAATCAAATGGTGGTGTGGTAATCTTGCTATTTTGTGTAGCATACCAAGTACCTTTTACCATCCAATAATGATGCTTATCAGTTACTAGCACCCAGAATTCTCCTTTAGGAATAGGTGCTGTAGCTTTCTTAAATGTCTTCGTAACAGGTGCTCCACTTGGCCAATTATCAGAAGCCTTTTCTGCAGGACTGACTGAGTTCTCTCCATTATTAATAGCAATTACAAGTTTCGAACCTTTGTAATCAGTTTGAAAATCAAGGTACTCGGCCGGAGCTTTCTTTGATACTTCTGTTAAAGCCTGCCTTTGATTAGGAAGTAAATATTTCTCAGTACTCATACTATTATTTATATTTATTAAAGATTAATTATCATTGCTACCTTGAGTATATAAATTAGTAAAGAACCAGTACGCTAATGTATCTTTTTTAAATGGATTCTTTGGTTCTTTATCACCATTATATCCAGCGCTATATGCTTTATCATATGGTTTTTTATACATTAAATCTTCAAGTGGACCTACTAAAGAAGTGGCTATTTTGTTCCATAGATTATTGGTATCTTTAGAGGTTGCTTTTGTTTTAGGAGCATCATTAATTAGTTTCAGAACCTCTTCTTTTTTCTTTGGAATTGTAATTGATTCTTTAATAGATTCGGTTTTAGATTCATCTAAACGCTTCTTCTCATTAGGCAGTAAATATTTTTCAGTGCTCATGCTATTATTTATAATATTACTTCTTTACGTTGCCAATATTATATTTTGAGTTAAGAGTCCAATTCTTCTTTTCTTTAAATGGTACAATTTTAATTTTTTTTAAGTTAGTCTTTTCACTAGCCTTTGTATAGTTTGCTAATTCAAGCAAACCCCAATCAGATAAGAGAGTTGTAATAGTGTTCCTTCTTTTAAAATCTTCAATAGTAAACGTTGACGGTTTACCATCAAGTAGAAACAATTCTTTAAAGTGTAGAATAAAGTATCGCCCTTGCTTATGAAGAATATGACAGCTTTGAAATAAAGTGTTTTGGTCTTTTTGAGAAGAGACTCCAATTCGAGTAAGAGTTTCTTTTACTTTAAGAAAATCGTCTGGCTCAGCCAAATAGATCTCAAGCATATGATCAGGAGACCAGCTCATTATTTTTTCATTATCAGTATTCATTATAGTTATTTATTATGCTTTTCCGCCCTTATCATGATGACGGTGTAGAGCTTTTAACTCTTCTTTATTAAATAAATCCAACACATCTCGCGCTTTTTCAGAACTATATCCATAATGATCCATGATAATTTTAATATCATCGCTGTCAGGAATTGCTTTAAACCATTTACTAAATCTTTTACGAGGACGTAATACGTTCTTATAAAAATCGTATTGCATTCTAGCAGGGAGATGATAATTCATATTCATCTCATTAGCAAATAGAATAGTATCATTAAACTGAGATAACCCTCGGTTAATCATAAATGGAGTATAAGCTTTCTCAGGACTATCAGGGTCTGGTAAAGATTCACTAGAATCAGCAGTTACACCTTTAAGAATATCCGGAGCTTTAGAACCTGCATTAATATTATTTAAAATATCAAAGAAGGAAAGTTTTTTAACTTTGCTCATTACTTCCATTTAATGTTTGCCATTAACTCTACTAAACAGGCAACCATGTTGATTTCTTTATCACCACAGAACGCTGCTTTGTAACTATAATCGGCAATGATTAAAACCGCAGAAGGAATAGATGAAGGATCCGCATAATCATATAATGAATCGTATATCTTTCTAAATACAACAGTACTATCAAGAGATGTATTATTGCATACCCATCCTCGCATTCCTTTAAAGTCTTTTGACTTTAAGAAAGTAATAACCTCAGAAATATTAGAATCAGATACTCCAAGCAAAACAGTTGGGGGAATCTCACCGCTCGCTCCATATCGTTGGCACTCACCAATAATCCTTCTCCAATCTGGAGCATATCTAATAATAAGTTCGGCTAGTATTTTATCTTCATACTTAACGCCTTCCTTATCTAATATAGTTTTTAAACGCGATAGGAACTTACCAGCAAGTGCGGCAAGATCCTTTTTGTTTGTATTAAACTCAATGACTGAACACCTGCTATGCAACGGCTCAATGATTCGATTCTTAAAATTGCAAGTTAAGATAAACCTACAGTTATTAGAGAACTCCTCAATGAAACCGCGCAAAGCAGGCTGTGTACTTTGAGCGTTAAGGTAATCTGCTTCATCTAGAATGATTACCTTTAAACCGCCGCCAAGACTAACACTACTAGCAAACTGTTTAATCTTATTTCTCAATACGTCAATACCAGATTCTTCCGAACCGTTAATCAGCATATAGTCAAGATTAAGTTGATTGCATAATGCTTTTGCTACAGTTGTTTTTCCAAGACCAGCTGTGCCGGTCAATAACATGTTGTGAACCTCTCCTGATTTTACAATAGAATTAAATGTTTTCTTTAATTCGTTAGGAAGGATACAATCGTCAATCGTGGTTGGGCGATACTTTTCGCACCAAAGTGTTTCAGTCATAATATAAATTTAAGTCAATTTTTAGTTTAGGCTTTTGCCGGCTCAAGAATGTCTGAGGTAGCTTCTTCGGTTTCTTCAGCAGAAACTTCTCCAGTTGCTTCTTCGGCTTCAGGAGCGGCTTCAGGTGCAGGAAGGAATGCGCGCATATAATCAAATACTTGACCAACGGTTGACATTTCTTCTGCTTTAATCGCACCACGCTCTGTGCATGCTGCGATTACTCGACATACCATTGCTACTGCTCCAAGGTTAATTTCGACAGTTTCAGGTGTTTCCGTTGCGGTATTTTCTTCGTTTTCCATAATTATGTTTTGTTGTTTTGTTGTTTTTACTTTACTAGTTTAGTTATAAGTTGATGTTTTTTCAAGGGCGATGTAGTATTTTACAGGCACCGATGTATTTATCCACTCACTGATTAGCTTCGAACTAACTTTTACATTATAGTCTCCGCTAAGAACTTTTAAATTCGCGATGAGGAACTGCAGATCAAAAGATGATTTACATTCGTTATCTTCATCGAGAATAATTGAAAATGTATTTGCTGATGGGTTCTTTGGATCAACCACGGCTAAAGTAACTACGCCGTCTTCGCCTTTGAGCGAAACGATAGCATGATTCATTACACGAGCTGCGCTCCTAATTTGAGTTAAAGTATTACCACTAATTGATACACTTACTTCAGTTGATGGCATTGTGATTTCGTTTTGAGGCGAAGTAAGAATGCTTTCATCGGCGAAGCGATAAGATGCTTTAGCTTTTCCATTTTGTAGAGTTACTGATTCGCCGTTAAAGGAAAGCTCAGGTTCATCTACCAAGTTAACTACATTGATAAATTCGTTAAGATCATAGATTCCAAATTGAGAATCAAATGTTTCTGTAATTTCAGCTACGGCAAAAATATTCTTTGCTTCGGCAATTGTGCTTAGAGAATTCCCAGGCTTAACAACCAAATTTGGATTGATATCTGAAAAGTTCTTTAGGATGTTTAAGGTGTCGTTTGATAACGTTGTCATAATGATATTATATTCTAATTGCAGTGATTTGTAAATAAAAAAAGTAACCGTGCCAGGACCACCACAACCCTGGCACGGTACTATTATTACCGTCTATTAACGTTTTGCCTTAGGACTAACTAGGGTGTATCGCTTAACGGTAGTACCGCCGCGTAGGCGGTGAGAGTTAGAGTAAATCTTAACACCTCGCTCTGTGCGAAGGCGATTTACGACACGGCGGGGATCGCCAATGCCAGCCATTTTTGCATCTTCAACTGAGAACTCTTCGCCTCGGTTAAGACATTCGGCAACGGCGTCTGATTGACTGTTGCGTTTAACGAGCCCC